CCAATAGTTATAGTTCCTGTTGCACTATTAGAATATGCCTCTGTAAGAGTTGTTGGTTCTAAGGTAGTTTGAAGATCCTTCAGGGTTACTACATTAGTTGTAGCGTGCATACCATGATTTCTTTGGAAGATCTTCATATGAAGACCATCAGTATCTGTTACTATTGGTGAGGTAGGTACAACTTGTCCACCCACTGAATAATTCAGAGTAGTAGTAACTCCACTACTATTAGTATAATTCAAGTACTGAGTAGCAGATGTTCCAAATTCTCCTTGACAATTGGTAAGGATTAGTTCATTTGTACCATAAAGTTCCCCTACAGAAAGTTTCATTCCTGTTCCAAGGGCTTTATTTCCAATTTCAATAGGAGATAATACATCACCAACAGCATATCCCTTACCTCCACCTGCAGCAGAAATAGTAGCAGCAATTGCTACCCCATTATTAATAGCAATTTCAGCAGTAGCATTTAAACCACTTCCTGTAACACTTGTGAGTGCCACTCCAGAGAAGACGTAATAGGCAGAGGATGGCGTATAACCTACACCAGCATTAGTGACTGTTAGAGTGCCTGTAGCAGATCCTGCAGCACCCACGTAAGTACCTGTAGCAAGAGTACCAGTTTGAGATACAGTATTACCCTCAGCTAATCCACTATCTACTACAGTAGTTCCTAATCCAACTCTAATCTTATATGGATCTATAGTAATTCCATTCATTGGAATGGTTTCCATATCTTCTGGCAATTTAGGATTAAAGAATTGAACAGAACCATCCTTAACAAATTCAGCACGATTAAGTTTGAATGTAAGATCTTCATACTGGCTTGGAGTCCAAACAGAAGCATTCTGAGATTTAAAGAGTGATCCTAATAGGTTCTGAGTAGAAACAAGAACCTGTCCTTCTTCTCTGGCTAAAGTCTGTATATCTGATTCACCAAGTCTAGAAATCCAAACTCTATATTCTGTAGAATTAGAAAGAACAACTAAAGCATATTCTGTTTGTCCATTCAAATAAACAGGAGATTCAAACTTAAAGTTAGTAACAGCACTTGCATTAGTAGAAATATTAACATTATCTGGATCCATCTCTACTTCAGAGTAAGCAAGAATCCTTTGTGTAGGAGTTCCTAATTGTACTTCTCTAATTTGAACAGTAACAGGAATTCCTTGTGTATCTTTTTCATGGAAATACAAATCCAAACTGGTTAGATAAATTCCAGTAGGATCATCTACCATAAATGTCTGAGCTAGAGGGTCAGTGTATACACCTGTTAACCTAGAAGAAGATCCAGTTTCAAATGTGGTGCTTGCTGTTGCACTATCCCCAATAGTTCTTGTTTGACGGAAATTATCATTATGCTCTACTCTTGCATTTCTTAGAGATAGAGTAACTTCTTGAGTATTATCAATATCTCCTTGAGAGTAGAAGATTTCTTCTGCAGCAGTAGTAACTGTTCCCTCTACTTTACTATCAATAGGACTGCTAGTAAGTCTAAGTCTAGATCTACCAGTTTCAAATATTGGATTAGATGGATCAGCAGAACTTGGAATTCTATAAGAACCAATTAAAGTTCCTAATCTATCTGTAACTAATCTTACATCCTTAACTATTGCATGGGCACCACTATTGGCACCTCTTAATATCATTCCAGTTGCAATATATCCCTGGAATTCAGGTTGGTCCTCATTAGCAAGACTAAATGTATCACAATTAAGAATTGTAGAAGTTTCTGAATATGTGGCAGGAATTCTAACTTCTCTATTATATGGATTTCTATCAAATCTATCAACAGGATCATTATAAGGACCATACTTATGGTTAGTTGTAGCAACTCTAAAGACAATAGCAGGTTTAGTTGCCTGATCAATTTGTTGAGAAGTTTCTACAGAAGGCATTATACCTCCAACACCTTCCCCAACTTGGAAAGTTCCAGAAACCATCTCAATTTCGATCAACTTAGGCATACAGAACTTAACTACATCCACATTATCAAAGAATGGATATACCTGAGTATAAGGCTTCATTCTTCTGGCAGTAAATTCAACATTACGTGCCCTCATGAAGTGAATGATATTTCTACTTACAATTCTATCTCCAAGAGATTCAGTATCAATTTGTTCAGTAACAGTAGTCTGAGTACCTTCTCGTTGCTGTTGTAAATCAACACCAACAGTTCCTGTAATAGTAGTATTAGTGGTAGTAGTTTCTTCTGCTACATTAAATTGCTCTGGCAGCTCACCTCTAGTAATTTGATGGGCATGAGCACTCCACCAATTTCCATCTGCACCTTCTAGATCAGCAATACCAAATGCATCTTGGAATCCACCTTGCCTCATAGAGGTAGAAGATGATTGAGTTTGACTAGAATCCAAACTGAAGGAAACATCTACTCCAGTGGTTTCCCATGCTTTCCAAATAACAGGACTTATACCAGATCTAGACCCATCAGCATGAGTAGTAATTTCTGCTCTCATTGCTTCAGCTACACCCTGGAAAGAACCTTCCATCAGGACGTCTCTAAGCTCCATTCTATTAACATCAATCCAAACATCAACAGTAGGTTCAAAGAAGAGAGAACCTTCCCAGAATTTAACAAGGAAAGGTGTTACACTTTCAGATCTAGTAGCAAAGGGTTGAGTTAACCACTCAGTTTCAGAATAATCAAGAGTAACCATCTGAGATGATCTCTTAATATTAGTTCCTAAGATATCAGCATATCTAGTGTCTTGACCAGCAGCAGTAGTAGTACCAATACCAGACATAGTGGTATTACCAACTTCCAAATTAAATGAAGTGGTATAATGGCAAGGTCTTAAAACACGTTTGGTTCTATCAATAGCATTTCTAAATCCAACTGATTCATCTTGTGGTTTAGTGGAGGAGAAATTATCAACATATACTCCCGACTTAAATCTATTAAGTCCATTTGCATCTGCCACAAACAAATTCATTGTAGTGGTTTCAAGTTGATTCAAAGAAGTATAATATTCTAAGTTCTTAATTCTTTGCTCTAACTTAGAAATATCAGACATCTGATATCTCTTATGGTCTATAAAGCTTATTCTAGCTTGAGATGCATGGAACAAATAAGGAGGTAAAGATATATTGGCAATATTTAAAGCACCTGATACTTCATCTGGAAGAGTAGGATTATCATCAGGAGCACCTTCTTTTACACTAAATATGCCATCTTTATCCAAATAAACTCTATCAATTCTAGGAAGATAATAAGTATACCCTAATGAAATAGATTCATCTGATGCTAATATATTCTTAGAACTATGTTGTCCTCCATCAAATACCCTACCATCAAATTCAAATGGAGACCTTGCTCCAGCAGAGACAGTATAAGTACTAACTCTTGGACGAGCATCTATAATATCAGTATTTCTAACCCCATTTACTGCTGAAATCTCTGAACTATAATTAAAGTTATCATAGGAATTGCAAATAGTAATATCTCCTGTATCTGCTGCTTCATAATATGCATTCAAATAATAAACTTTAAGTTTCTTAGTAGCAGTAGTTGCATTAACCTTCCTAATTAATCTAGCATAATCATAAATTGTACTCTTCTGCCCATTAGAGAAATTATAATCAGAAGTGACATTAGTACTACCAAAATCTATATTGGTAGCAATAGCACTTACGCCTGATTCCCCAAAAGTAATAACCTCTCCATTTTCAAATACTGTATTATTCTTATAGATCATATTAATAGCAGAATCACTCTTCTTAGAGATATATTTTGCCTTAGCTCCACTTATAGTACCAAGAACTTCTTCTCCAAGAATAAGATCATTAGTAGTTCCTGTGGCTCCATCCATAGAAGCAGTGGTCATAGAAGGAGTTACAGGATCAGAAGTATCTTTAGACTCAAATATTCCAAAAATAGTGATAATATCAGGGATATTGAGACAGATAACTGGATCTTGAACTCTAGTTCCAAAGGGATAATTTGCAGCATAAGTCAATCCATCATTTAAAGTAGTTCCCCCAATACCAGATCCAGCTTCAGAAGACTTATCAATTAAAGTGGTATTTACTACACTATTAATTTTTGTTTTTGAAGTAACTTTACTCTTCCGTAAAGTAGCAACTAATAAACTTGATCCATCATCAGTTCCACTCAATCCATTAATAGTTACTTGAGTAGAACCTGCAGCAAATGTAAATTTATCAGAAGAAAGTGATTCTGTTGATCCATCTGAACGCACTAAAGTATATCTTTCTTCATCATATGGTAAAAATACTTCATTACTTGAAGCAGTTAAAGTAGCTGTAGATCCATCAGTGATGGTAGTCTCAAATGATCTTCTAATAACAAGATCTCCACCTTCTATATCTACACTTTCAATATTTTTCTTAGGGAAAATACTATAAAGAGTATCATTACTAGCAATATTTGCTCCACCACTATTTTTCTGAATTTTGGTTTCAACTATCTTAAAATCTACAGCTTCTACAGGAGTTGTAGGAAGAGCGCCTTCACAAAATCCTGTAATAGTAGTAACTCCAGAAATGGTAATAGAATTAGTAGAAACTGATTCTACTCTTGCTAGAGAAGGAACGGTATTATTAGGAATAGAATATTTAACTATATTACCAGTAGTGACAATTCCAGGCCAAGTTTGAGTTGGAGTAGTAACAGTACTAACTCCTGAAGCAGCTGTAATTGTGACAATACCAACCTCTGTTTTAAGAGATTGAATCATATCTGCAGTAAATGTTTTTGCAGTTCCTACTATTCCATAAACAGATTTAATATCTGATATCTCATAATTTGTAATATCAGTAGTAGTTCTAGCATTAGAACTTACACCATTAAACTTTAACTGCTCTCCAATATAAAATTCTCCTTTCACATCATAACAAGTAAATGCAGTTCCAGCACTTACGCTATTTCTTAAATAGGCTTGTGCTCCACTAGACTGTCCCTGGACAAAAGTAGGTGTGGTTAAAGTAACAGCTTCATTAACAGTAAAATCTGTATATACTTGAACATCAAAAAGTGATAAATCCCATTCATTCAGATCAGCACTAGAATTATAAGAACCTGACTCTAAATTATAATCCCAAACTCTAGCAACTCCTATTTCCTTTCCTGCAGCTGTTTTCTGATCATCTCCAACTCTTTCATCTCTTAAACTTAAAGTATTAGTAGTATTAAATCCAATACTTGCTGTACCATAAGACCTATTAACAACAAAAGTGGGACCAAAACCAAAATTAACTGCTTGATTTTCTATTGCACGAGTAGTTCTTGGCTTATTAACATCTAAAAAAGTAGGTCCTCTTACGTCAACTTCATATCCTCTAATATATGCCTTTCCTGGACCAATTTTATAAACACATTTATCATCACTAGGGGTATTTCCATTCCAAGTAGTTTGATTAGCGTTATAAATTCCTCTATTTCCATACCCATTATTCAAGCTTTCTCTTACAACAGTTACAAACTCTCTAATGTAATAATGACCAGATTCATCAAAAGTTCTTCTAGCTAATTCATTTCCAAGAATATTATAATCTACTTTATCGTTAATTTCTCGCAGAATTCCATTTCTGACTTCTGCTAATTGAACAAAATTCTGATCGTTAAAATCATCTACTTCCTTTTTAGCAAGAGTTGCTTTAATTTGGAATCTATCAGCACCTGGAGCAGTAAAATTATTAAATCCTTGCGCATTATCATTAAGAGTAGGGTCAATATCAGAAGAAATCAATTCTTCAGATACGTTTAAACCAACCCTATAACTAGGTCTATTAGAATACTGATCAAGAATTAGAATTTGATCATGTACATCAACAAAATATCCTCTTAAAAAATAAACACCATTACTTAAAGCGAAAGCAGATCCTGTTTCTGCTGCGTTGGTATTAAGAGTTTTTGCAAATCCTTCACCAGCTGCAATGAATGTAGTTGAAAAGGTAATAGCTTCTTCAGTTAGAAGAACTTCATTGTCAAAAAATGTTTGAGTAGATAAATCTGTAGTTGCTGATTCAAAATAATCAACATATATTGTCCAATTACCGTTATCTGATTCTTTATCTGTAAGATATTTTACTACTTGTGCTGTGACTCCTGAAGATTCCCCTGTAAGTCTTTTTCCTACTAACTTATCCAAATAAAGTGAAACAGGAATCCCTAAAAATTCTGGTTCAATCTGAACACAATGAAAATTACTTAAATATGAAAGCTGCCCCGGAATAACCTTAGCACCTTCCTTAAAAAGGTGATTTCCTACATCTTCAACCTGATTCTGTAAAATAGACTGAAGATTGTTTAATTCTCTTGCCTGAACAGGATATCCAGGTTTAAATAAGACTTTGTAATAATTGCTCGCAGTGTCAAAGTCGTCAAAGTATGGAGCAACATTAAGATTAGTTTCCTGTGGCATGATTTCTTAGAACTGCAAGATAATTTTTACATCTTCTTTTTGTGACGAAGACCTTGTAACAGAGGGTCTATTATCAACATAAACAATATTTCCTGAATATTTTTTGACTTCAGGTTCAGCGATTCCACTGACAAAAGTTTGTCCGAGGTAATAAGTCCTACTATTTAGCACTGTCGATATACCTTGGAAGGCAGTATCAATCCCCAAATTGACACTTCCTCCAACAATAGTTAAATTTCCACCACCCCAAGGATGTGCTGTAAATCTATTAGTTCTAAATCCATAATCTGGACTGGCGTTTTGACTTCCATTAAAGTTAAATCCAGAATTAGTCTTATCTTGCCATACTTTTAGGACTCCAGTAACTTGGTCATATGAAATTACTCTTCCTACAGCAGTAGAACCAACTCCCACTGTTTGAGTAACATAAGCATCTGCGGTAAAAATAGCTGAGCTATATCCAGTACCTGCAAGCCTCATAGCATAAAGAGCACTAGCTTTATCCAAAGCTAGATTCTCATCAGAATCCACTGCTTTAGGATTCTCAATCATTCCTACTCTAGCAAATTGGTTACCAGTAATAAAATCAGGGTTTTCAGTATCATTTTCAAATCTAGCATAAGTTAGAACATTAAATGCTCCCAACTCCCTATAAATATCTGATCCATGACCTCCAGGAGGAGGAATAATAACATTAAATTCAGGAACAGTACTTCCAGTAGGAACACCACCAGCTGGCAAATCTAAAGTACCATAAGTATAATTTTGACCGCCTTTGGAAACAGTTACAGACTCTACCTTAGAATCATTATTAATTACAATAGTTGCTTCAGCACTATTACCATCACCCAAAATAGGAACCTTAGTATAAGTCCTATTTGCAGTACCTAATCCAACACCTCTATCTCTAATAGTTACAATCTTTAATTGTCCACTGACAGAAGCATTATTTCTAACTGCGGCATCAGTAGAATTAGTAGCCCAATCGGTAGGAACAGGGATATAGTTTGTAGAATCAAATTTAATAGCTTCACTTGGTTTAATAGTATAAAGATATTTCCAAATATATCCATCACCACTACTACCTGCTTCTCTAGGCTCTAAATCAGTAAAAGTAGGTTCATCTAATGAAGGACCACCAGTAAAATTATTTTCTGGTTTAGCATTATTATAAAGACAGATATAAACTCTATAATCACTATTCATTACATAATAGTTGGCAGAGTAAATATCAAAAGATCCAGAAGGCTGAGATGGATTATCCCTACTAATATCACTTCTCCACATATCATAAGTTATACCAGATTGCCACGTAGTCTTTCTTACTACTTGACTACAATCACTAGAGGTAATTTTCTTTACCGCTATCATAGTATCCCAATAATCATCAGATTGCTCGAGATTATCTTTAGGTGAAGGGGGACTAGTATCCCAATCTGATTGATAACTTAATGAATCAGGCAAGCCAATGAATGCATAATAAGAATTAGAACTGGACTGAACTCCAGATACAAAATTCTTCGCATTCAAGATACGTAATTGATCAGTAATTATTGCCGCCATTGTTTGGAGATTTTTTACTTATTTATTAAAGAAATTAGACTAAATTTCTATATAATCTTTATACTTCAAAGGATTGTACCTTGTGACTAGTCCAGCTGTACCAATACCAGTCACTCCATCAGTATTATAGGAATTAAATGATTCTCGACTAATTCTACCAGTCAGATCGATTTTACCCCAACTAAATGCTCCCATATAAGGTGCAGTAGTATATGCAAAACCACTTCCTATATTGTCTACATTAGCAAATATTCTTATAACGTCAGTTGTAATCCCAACAGTAGTAGTCCCAATTCCAGCACTGACATTAGGCATACTATAAACTTCACGCTGTTGAATCTGATAAATGCCATCCATGAATGTAGTGGCTATACCAACTGTACCATTAGCAGTTTTATTCAACGACGCATACGTGTCCGCTATCGAAATATTGGTATCATAGAGTGCAAAATAATCTCCAGTACCTATACCACTTACAGTGATTCCACTTCCAACATAATCAGTATCTCTCATATAAGAATCATAAGGAATGAATAGATCGAAGAATAATTGATCAGTAGAATAAAGACCACTATAAGTAGTTCCTACGCCTACCACAATACCATAATCACCAGTATAGGCATCTACACTAATCTTTTCATTTATAAGCTTAGGTGGTTGAATTAAAACACTAGGAGGAAGAGTTGTTGCATATCCAGTTCCTCCAGTACCGGTAACAGTTAGAGTAGTTACAATGCCAGATGTAATGCTGGCAGTAGCAGTTGCTGCAGTAGTTGTTCCTAATCCAACAGGATGAGTCATATAAACAGTAGGAGTTTGGGTATAACCTGCGCCAGCATTGGTTATAGTAAGAGAAGTAACTGTTCCAGCACTACCAACAGTTGCTGTAGCTGCAGCTGCAGTTTTGGTATCTTGAGAAGTAATTAATATAGTATCCTGGAAAGTTCTAATAGATTGCTCATTTCTAGAATCAAAAAATGGTCTTAAAGTATCTACATAAGCAACTGTAGATCCTACCCCTACTGGTTGAATAAGATATGCTGTAGGATATATCCATGGTTCATAATGAACTCTATCCTTACCAATTTTTTCTCCATTTATAATTAAATCTTCAGTTTGTTTCTTCCAATTTACCGGTCTAGTAAGAGTTTGATCGGTTGTTATACCAGGACCAACATAAGGATTAGTTGAAACAGAGTCTACAGTATTAATACCAGTAACAACTCTTGGATCTTGATCTAATCCAATTCCTTGTGATTTTTCGGGATTGTTATTAATTTCAAGATTATCCCCAACCTTAACAGTTTCTAGAATATCCTTAAAGGTAACGTCTAAATCACCAGTTCCTTTATAGAAAAGAATCTTAGACTTATCCCCTGCATCTGGTGGTTCAGCAAAAGTAATAACACTACCACCACTAAATGTATAGGCAATTTCTGGTTCTTGGAGAACTTCATTAATAAAGACCAACAAAGTCTTATCCACTTCAATATTAGAACCTTTTGCTGCTCTGACAGCAAATGGATCACCATTTAAAGTTAATCTAAATGCAACTTTACTTCCATTAAATTTATCATCCAATGAATCAAGAACTTCTAGAACACCCAGAGACCAACCATTAAATTTATCATCATGGACCTTATCCACAATAAGGGCAAATTCTTCAAAGGTCTTTGTAGTATCTGTAGGAATTCCCACTGTACCACCAACACCTACGGTTAAGACCTCTCCATTACCATAACCATGTCCAAAGTATTTAATTTCAAAATCAATTACACTAGATCCTTGACCAACAACAACATCTACTGTTGCATTGGTTCCTACACCCACAGTCTGCTTATCATAAATCAAAGGTAGGTTAGTATAACTAAATGGTTCATCAAAAACTACTTCAGGTGGATTAGTAGAAGTATATCCACTTCCAGCATTAGTAACAGCAACACTTACTATATGACCACCACTAATAGCAGCAGTTCCAATAAATTCAATAACTGGACCATCTGCATTAAAAGTTTGAACTCCTACATTTACTGTTGGTTGAGCACCAGGTCTATATCCAGATCCTGTATTACCAATACTAATAGAAGTAATAGTACCAGAAGTAGAAACAACAGCAGTTCCTCCAGCAGCTACTAAAGGTTGATAACCAAATCCATCAGTAGATCCAACAGAAATTATAATACCACCTCTAGGAAGATCTCCAGCATTGGCATCATACCCAATATTAGCACCAGATCCAGTAAAGGTAACAGTAGTAACCCCTGACTTTTCATCCATATTATAATCAGCTTGTGTTGCTTGAACGCCCTGAGGTTTCTGGAATATATTATTAACCAATATAACTGCATTATCAGTAGAGAATCCAGTAACATTAGATCCACTTACCTTTAGATCAAAATAACTTTGGATTCCAGTAAACTGATCTGAAATATCATCAAATACATAGTTCTCAGTATAAGCTGGATTGGAACTAAGAGGAACACCTGATCTAACAAATGTTCTTCCTTGGAAGGTAGAATGAGTAGCAATTCCAGTCCAATCCCTATTATCAGGATTTCCAGTAGTGGTACTGATAGGATTCAATCCATATGGAGCATCTGAGAAATTAAGAGTATTACCTACAATATTATAACTACCTACGATCTTAGTAACCTGAGCTCCAGCACTATGTACCTTAACAGCAGTACCTAATTGTGCTCTTCTAACTAATAGATTATTTGCTCCACCATAAGCTACCTCATCTACAATTACTATCTCATCATCAATTTTAAGTAGATCTCTAGTAAAGATAGACGTGACTCCTGTAAGTGCAAGAGTAGTATCAAAATTAACTCCAGTATCTAAAGCACTAGTGACTGCAGTTCCAGAAATTGGAGATTGAATCATATTATCAACTGCCAATATTGCCTTAGCATTGGCATTAGTTGCAGTAATGCTATGAGAAGTTCCAATTCCAACAGAGCTTATTTCAAACACTTCTGGAACTGCTTGAAGTGCTTTAGCTGCTGTTTCAGAAAATCTTAAACTTCCATCATTAACTGCTACAGCATAAAGAGTATTAGGTAACTTATCAGTTGTTCCAATACCAGCAACGGTAGTAGTGGTAATTCCAATAGTCATGGTAGTACCAGCACCAGCATAACTATAATTCAATTGCTCACCAGTTACAAAGAAATGATCTGCAACATTTAATAAATTATCAGTAGTATTAACAACTACACTGCTACTTCCATCAAAAGATCTTCTAAAGATTTCAAGCCCATTGTGCTTGAGATCAAATGCTTTCATCACATCATTTTGTGTGCCCTTATATTCACCTCCATCTGTCTCTATAGTAACATTGTTTAGATCAATCTTATCGGCATAGGCATTATCATTATAGATCTGCAATTCAAATCCAATAACTCTAACTTCAGTTGCCACATTAGCAACAGGAGTAAAGACTAAATTCTTATTAGCACCAACAGAACTAATTCCTACAGTACCAATACTTCCTCCAGTTTCTACATTAGCAAATTCAACTAATGCATGATTACTCGAAGAGTTAATAACACATACTTCTGAACACTGCGCTTCAGAATTAGTTGTATCTTCTACAGAAACATAATAATATGCTGCACTATAAGAATCAACACCTTCTGCAGGACTTTCTTGAGAATCATATGTAGCTACAATATTTGCAGTTGGAGAAGATGTGGATGCAATACCAACATAGGAAGAAGTTATTCTCCCAGTACTCATAGCAGTAGATCCAACTCCTGTAGCACTAGAAGCAATGGCAACGATAGAACTATTACATGTAAGAGCAACAGAAACAGAAGGATGGAATTCTACAATTACATTGGCACCACTAATAGAAGCACCAAAAGTTCCAAATCCAGCGTTCCCAGCAAAAGAATCATAACCTAAGCTATTCTTTAACTCTCCATATTCCACCATATAGACATCAGTTCCATCATGACAAAGATTTAATTCTTGTACTCCCACATTTCCAGTGGTATCCTGAAGGAGAGTATGGATCTTAGCAGATCTATAAGTAGAAGAAATTGAAACTATGGTAGTAGTAGTGGCTGCTCCTACTTCAGCAGTTTGTCCCATAGCTATAGCAACATTACCCAAAGGTAAATCTTCTGTCACATATTGATTATTCCAAGTGGAGAAATTAAATGTAGCAGTAGAATAATTATTATATTCAAACTTAGTGGGATAGAAAGTTAAATCCCAACCATCAGCAGTAACTTGGTATGAATAAGTTCCTAAATCAGGATATGTGGATAAAGTTGCATATTCATTAATATAAGATGCGTCATCTAACTGCAATAAAGAAACAATAGAGAATTGTCTTTCATCTGTATAAGTAGTATCCTTAGCAAAGGTAAAAATCTTATTATATACTTGATTCTTACTTAAATATTTGGCAATACTATTATATTTGGTAGCTCTAGGATTACTATTGAAAATACTACTCATATCATCAACAGATAAGACCCTATTTCCAACAGATTCATAGAAATCAGTAAGAGTTCTATTTTCAAAGTCTATAGTTTTAGAAATATCGGTTACAGATATTTGAATTGTGCCTTCAGTAACATAATCAAAATCATAATCTTCATGTAAACTTACTTCCCCAACAATATCATTAACAATCTCAATATTAGAATCATCTGGTCTAGCAACGAGACCATCTGCTTGATCACTTTCTACTACTAGATCACTATACTTAGCAAATCCACTAGTATGATTCATTGCACTTACAGGATCATCCCAAGTCTGAAGAGGAACCCTAGATTTAATGGAATAAGAGAAATTCTGATAATATTCATTATTAGAAGTCTTCTGTAAACTATTGTTTAAGAATCCAGTATTAGTTTGCCACCCATCATTAACTGTAGCTCCAGCTCCAGTTTTAATTTCTGCATTAAAATCAATTTTAGACTTAATAACTGCTTGAGTATCTGAACTCTTTCCTCTTACAATATCACCAACTTTAAAGTCTTTGCCTGTAGTGATTTTTAAAGTCTCAAGTTTATTATTCCAAGACTCTACAAAACCATATTCACCACCACTGCTAACTTGTTCTCCGATAAAATAATCATTAGTTTTTAACTTTGGATCATAAATTGGGAAATCTAATTCAGAAACCATTCTTCCCATTGAATTAGCAATATCCATTACACCTGGAACATCACCATCAGCCAAAATATCTGTTAATCTATATTCAACCCAAGCACCAGATGCTCCTAAAACACTATTAGCATTCGTTACTTCAAATAAGGTATAATTATAATCTTCTGAATTGAACCCTTTACCGGTAGATCCTATACCAACACTAACATTTTCAATTAAAATTTTGGATCCAGTATTATAAGGGAAATCAGCAGCTGCACTAAATGTTGCATCTGTCCATACTCTTACAGTCTTAGTAGCTGAAGTATAATCAATAGAAGAAATGCCAACTCCATTTGAATTTCTAGTAGGAATAATTCTAGGAGTAGTATTATACATCCCAGTAGTATTCTTCCTAATAGTAACTTCTCTATCTCCAAGATTATAGAAAAGATCTACATCACTTACGACTTGATTGGTATATCCATCAATTACTACTAATGTGGGAGAGAAAACAAGATTTCTTCCAACTGAAGTTATTCCTACTTTCTTGAACGAAGTAAGTTGCTCCATTTCTAGAATTTCAGGAAGATTAGCTACAGCTCTAACACTATTGTCTGTAGGATAATCAAATCCGATTCTTTCTATTTGCGTATTTAAAATAGATCCAATATTAGTACTCTGAGCTTCTAAAATTGCTCCAGTTCCACAAGTAGTAGTACCAACACGAGTAAGAGTAGTAATACCAGGTAAAGCCTTGTACCCATTACCAGTATCTAAGATTTTTATCTTAGTAATGGATCCTGTTGGTTCAGGAGAATCAGTTTCATAGGTAGATTCTGCATTAGTTGAATTATAAGTAAGACTTTCTGGAATCTTAGCAATATTAAATGTGAAAGTAGTAGTTCCTATTCCAGTAATGGTCTGTTTCCCATCATAAGCAGTCTTTACTACATTAATTTGGTTAAATGGACTTACATCTTTATCAATTGTAAGTTCCTTTTTAATGGTAGGAATAAGATCTAAATTTTCTAATCTGAATTTATAATACAAATTAACAGGAACACTATCACTAATAGAAATAGTTACATTAGCGGTAGCATCAATACCTGGTTTACCGCTGCTTGTTACTTCAAAGGTCTTTGTAGCACCGGAGGTTAAGAAAATATTGCTAAAATCATTATCAGAGAAAATATCAAGACTATAAGCAGAATAAGTTGCATTATTCTGATTAAATGATAAAGAAGAATCAGATAAATCAAAATAAAGTTTTTGATTTCTCTTTACTTCAACCAAAGGATTGATCTTAGAAAGAGTACCTGCAGAAGTACTAGTAATATCCACAAAAGCAGGATCAGATTGAGAAAGTTCAAATTTATCTGCTACTAAACGAATCTTATTTCCATTAAATGGAATAATATAATACATTTTTTCATCAACTAATCCTCCAGCTGCAGTAGTAGCAGTATGAATGACCTTATCACCTCTCTCATAGTCATGACCAGTAAAAGTTATGGTATTTAAAGTAGTATCTACATCCCCAGCAACGAAATTTTGAGGATCAAATACCATTCTTCTGTTATAATCATTATATTTGACAGTAACAGTTTTTGTATTGGTTGGTTTTACATCCATCCAAACTGTATCTGCTACATATAAAGTTTTTCTTAAACCATGAGTAGCTGCAGTAGAAACTGTAACTATATTTTTATCAACTTGTCCAGTAATTACATTATCTACAGAAGTTCTAAAGCTATGATAAACTCCGGCACCCAAACTAGTAAAATATAAAAGTCCACTATCAGTATTGACTCCTACATAACTACCAGTTGTCCCTAATCCAACCTTAGTAGTAGAAATTCCTAAGAAATTAGAAGTAATAGGAGCTGCATATAATTTTTCATAACTACTCAGACTTGAATAAGCATTAGTAGCTAATCCACTCCAAACTTGTAGGGTAGTTCCTCCATTTGCACTATAATAAAGAGTATCATTTAACTGCAAATTATGATCTTTAAGATAAATCTGTTGTGGTTTAACAAAAACTGAAGTTGCTCCAACACCAGGACTTGCAAATGCAATAGTAGTTCCAACTCCAGTACCAGTTGTAGTTCCAATACCAACAGATTCTGAAGGATCAAAATATAATTCCTTATTAAGTCTAAATGTCTTTGTAGTTTTTAATGATCCAACATTAACGGTAAATTTTCTAGGATCTTCAAATAATTGAGTAAGGCTACTATAAGCCAGACCTACGGTACCTCCATGCTCTCTTAACACACGAATTCTACCAGTATCCTTATCTACATTTAAAACTTTAAGTTGTTCTCCTACTCCTGTATTCAAACCAACTGTACTAACTCCAAGAATATCATTTTCTCTAATATTGGGATACTGTAAAGCACCTGAAACATAAAAATATGTGGTCATGCCAGTAACAGCAGTAGCCCCAATACCAAGAGTTAATACAAAATTGTCAGATCTAATTCCAATATTATAAGATCCATCAAATCCTTCAAAATAATTAGAAAGACCATTAATGTTTACAAGATCAAGGTTTTCTAATTTATGAGTTATAGAACTCCA